AGTGCTTGTCCTTAAATAAAACCCAACCAGACAATCCACAAGAGAATCAAATCATCTCTTACGATAAACTTACGCGTTCAACGGAAAGACTCAAATTATCTTTCAAAATAAGCTTAACGCACCCAACGAAATTGTTTCTTCGAAAACAACTCACAAACCTGATCATTAATTCCGTTACGTGATCAATCATAACCCAAAACTACCTGATTCAACAATTCAAACTCCAATAAACAAATAAATAAATTAAACCAATAACCAATTCAAACCAACTTAACTTCGCACACAACAAACCAATCAATTTACGACACCTCCTGCGGTGGATGGAAAAAATTGTAAAAACTCTTCTCATCTGCCACAAACTTCGACAAAGACCGTGCTATACCATAAGGTATCACTGGCAACTGATAATATTGATTAGCCATCTCCGCAACCGCATCAACCAATATACCATTTCCATAATGCCGTAAATCAGCATTCAAAGATATCCAACGCTCCTTCAAACCGTCCTCATGATCCCCTATCAAAGCCGGTGTACATGCAGACTGAGCTCTGGCCCACGGATCAGCAACAAAGAACCAACGACCATTGAATCTTATTCGAAACTGCTTGCACATGTATCGAACATCATTGGTAAAAAACTTTGCACTAAAATTGAACGAAAGGCTGAGTCGATCAACAGCCATTTCAACATTAATAGGAACCGAAAACTCCAAGTCCCCATCATCACCCTTAATATCCAACGTGATAACCTGGGACCGCAACACATTCGTAGAAACCAATAACGCTGCCAAATTCACTAACCCATTCCGAAACAGAGTATCAAAAATTCCAGACACACCAGCCAGAACAACATGAATCAAAACGCCAAACATCATCGCCGAAGCCCTCTTCACTCCATGAGTAGATTCCCACTTCCTCAAACGCTCAGCATTCAACCCATGAGTTTTATAAAACTCAATCAAAGTCCTCAAAGCAGGATGCTCCTGAGACCTATCATACGTTTTAATATCCAACGCATAACAATATGTTTTTCCATGAGACCTACGCACAGGTTCCAAACTGTTATACCAACGCTCATGTTCTTCATCGCTCTCCTGAGCATTCAACGAGACTTCTGGTCGCATGCACTCATCAACACACTTCTTAAACCGACGCAACATTGAAGAATACATAGCATTGGTAGAAGAACTCTGCAAATACATAATCGTCTGCGGATGATCGACCTTTGTACTTTGACCCAGATTGCGACTTGGTTTCACTTTCCCTTTGGCCATCAACATCCACTCCGTCAGATCAACCTCGCCTTCCATGAAGAACTCATCCAACATTTTCTTCACTTTTTTCTCATCAACACCTTCAACAAAATCCTGAATATCCTCCTCATTGGGTTCCCACATTCCAGAATTTAAATGACTATTAACAACTTCTTGCCAATCCTGACGATAACACACATCAATAACCCTTTTAACGGCCTGCACCGGCGCCTTATCCAAATCCACAAATCCACGATTTGCAGGCACCCCAACATTCCGCTTAAAAAGAGCTCCCGTCAAACTTGCCTGTGAAGCTATACGCTTCCCTTCAACCCCCAAGTCAACCCAAGGCAACCTAACCCACCGCGGCCTCGGAATCAACCTCTTTGCATCATTGATTGTCAAATTTCCTTCCATTCTCTTATCGACATCAATTTCAGCAAGTCTGTAACCCGTCGCAACCACATTACGCTCAGGTAAACCACCAACGATCTGCGCAACCTCGGCACTAATCGCAGACCTGGGATCAACGTCCACAACCGGAACACTCATCGTCAAATGTTGATCGGACTCGTAAACTTGACGACTAATCACTGGTCTTTCTTCACGCACAGCACCTTGCTCAAACACCATCTTCGCGAACAACCTCTTCTTCAGATCTGTTAAGGACCCAGAACTAGACCGTGTTACTTCCACAGTACCCTCA